CTGTGCCGTTATCGGCTACATACCCAAGCACGGTCCGGGTCATGCCGATGTGCCTGATCTGACGACCGTCAAAGAGATTGAGGACGATCTCGACTAAGGGACTGACCGCCTCGGTATCTGGCTAAAGTGAGACGTTCAATAAAAGAGGCCGTTGCTCAACTGAAGTGCCTTTACCGGGGCGGTTCATTCTGGAGGATTATCTCAATGGGAAAAAGTAGACAAAGAGTAAAAGTGCTGCGTCCATCCAGGCCCATCATGATCAAGGTGAAATTTCTGGCCACATGTGGGGATGGGGAATTCAAGGCCGGCGATGTGAAGGAGCTGAAAGGCCCGAGTGCGAATCACTGGATCAAGCGCGGATTAGCGGAGCGATTTGTAGAGCCGAAAAAGAAGAAACCAGGCAGCCCTCCCAAAAAGAAAGAGGAACCCAAGGTAGCCGAAAAAAAAACCGACTCCTTAGAACTGCCATCCTCGCCGCCGATCACTGTGACGGACCCGACGCCGGAGATCGAGAAGGAGGAATAACATCTTTCTGTGTGCCGCGGATCTGGGAAGGTGGGGTCGCTGTCTGCATAGGCGGCGGCCCTTCTCTTTCTCAAGACCAGGTTGATTTGATTGAGGATGCTAAGTGGGCTGGCAAGGCCCATGTTATTGCCATCAACAATGCCTATATCGTGGCGCCCTGGGCGGATGTGCTTTACGCCTGTGACCGGATTTGGTGGGATTGGCATTATGAGGGGACGCGGTTTTTTGAGGGCATGCGGATCACCAGGGATCGATTCGCCAAGAAGAAATACCCTGATCTCATCTGGATCGAAGGCGAAACTCACAATCGCGGACTTTCAAAGCGCCAGGATTCCATTGTCAATGGCGAGATAGGTGGTTACCAAGCCATTAATCTGGCGGTGAATTTCGGAGCCAAAAAGATTCTGCTTATCGGCTATGACATGCGAACGGTAAAAGGCCAGAGTCATTGGCATGGAGACCACCCGAACCATCAACGGTCTTTCTTTGGTCATCATGTCGCTCATTTCAGGAACATGGTCCCGGACCTCGAGGAGCGCGGAATCCAGGTGATCAACTGCACGCCGGGGAGCGCCATAGATGCTTTCCCTTTTGGAGATTTAGAAGATGAGCTTGAGCATTAAAGTTTATCAGCGCACGTTCCAGCCTCACGCAAACAAGTTTATCAAGGCTTTCATTGATGGCTTGAAGCGGCATGGCATGAAAGCCGAATGGCTGCATGAATCAAAATATAAGCCGTCAGATTTGGCGGTCATTTGGGGCTTGAGGTTTCCGCACATCATTAAGGGTCAGAAAGATTGCGGTGGCGATTATCTTGTTATGGAACGCGGTTATTTTCGGGACCGATTGAAATATTGTTCTCTTGGCTACAACGGCCTGAACGGGAATGCTGAATTCCTGGCCGAAAACAGCCCACCGGACCGCTGGGAAAAGCACGGCGTCGAAGTGAAACCCTGGAAAACTGATGGCGAGTATATTCTGCTGTTGGGCCAGGTCCGCGGGGACCAGAGCGTCAAGCATTTGGACATCCGGGATTGGTATCGGGAGGTTGTGACAGAGGTAAAAAGGCAAACGGACATGCCGATCTATTTCCGGCCTCACCCGCAAGCTCGACAATTCGATGGCATAATGCAAGTGGAGGGCTACAAAACCGGGACGCTTGAGGAGGCTTTCGAAGGAGCGGCTCGGGCCATCACGTTCAATTCCAATTCGGGTGTGGATGCCATCTTGAATGGTGTGCCGTTGATCGCCATGGATCGGGGTTCTATGGCCTGGGAAGTGGCTCAGAACGAAATCGAGATGGAGCACGTCCTTTTTGACCGGACTCAATGGCTGAACGATTTGGCATACAAGCAATGGACCCTGGAAGAAATTGCACGCGGCAAGGCCTGGACGCACCTGAAGAGGAAGTATGACTGATGGCTTTCAAGAAAGTCAAAAAGGATATCCTTGGATTTAGTCGTCATCCATGGCCCCAATATCAACAGGAAGTCAAGGGTTTCATCCAACTCCTGCTGGATGAGGGCTGCACGTCCTACCTAGAGATCGGCTGTCGCTATGGGGACACATGGCATGCGGTAGGCATGGCATTACCCAAGGGCTCCAGGCTGGTTGCAGTTGATTTACCTGGGGCGAAATCGGGATTCAAAAAGAAAGGTGGTCATCAGAATAGCGGCATTTACCTGAAGCGAGCTGGCAAAGATCTGAAAAAGCATGGACGTGAGGCGGTCGTCATTATTGGCGATAGTCAAGAAAAAGAAACAATTTCAATGGTGGCAACTCTAGCTCCTTTCGATGCGGTCCTAATTGACGGCGATCATACCCGGGAAGGCGTCAAGAAGGATCTTGCGAATTATGGACCTATGTCCCGAATGGTTGCCTTCCATGATATCTGCGGCAGGGGAAAATGGGCGCGGCAGATTAGACCTATATTCGAGGAATTTGCTGAAGGCAGGAGATCAGTTAAATTTGAATACGATGGGTTGCGGCGAGGCATCGGAGTTGTGTGGAAATGAAAAAGATTCGTGGATTCTCCGGCTCGGTATGGCCGCAATATCAGGAAGAGATACAGCCGTTCATAGGCCTTCTGAAAGGCCATAATGTCAAATCCTATTTAGAGATCGGATGCAGGCATGGCGATACATTCCATGCAGTAGGATTAGCCCTGCCAAAAGGATCATTATTGGTCGCCGTGGATCTCCCAGGCGCACGTTCTGGAAAACATACGAGCGGTAATCGTAGGAGTGAAAGGGCATTACACCGTGCGGCATCTGATCTGAAAAGACGGGGCCAAAGGGTCATGGTCGTTATAGGTGATAGCCACTCGGCGGAGGTCATAAAGAAAGTCAATAAATATGCGCCGTTCGATGCCGTGTTTATCGACGGAGACCATAGTCCTGATGGCGTGCGAGCGGATTGGCGCAATTACGGGCCCATGACAGGACTGGTAGCGTTTCACGATATCCAGACGAAAGTAAGCTCTCTCTACAATGAATTGAAAGCACAGTACAAACACATGGAATTTGCGTTCTATGATAAGGGCGGCATAGGAATTATATGGAACCAAAGCTGACCGTCGTTTGCTTCTATTGGTATGACGAACTTGCAAAATGCCGCAATATCTACCGATACACGCCAGAACATGTCTTTCTTGTGAAGCGGATGCTCGACCGAAATCTGACTGTGCCTCATGAATTCAAATGCGTGACGGATAACCCGGAGGAGTTTGATGGCAAGATCGACACGATTTTGCTGGACAAGACGACATTCGTCCCCGGAACTCGGTATGCCAAACTAATGCTTTGGAGGCGTGATATCGGCTCCATTATTGGCGAGCGGATGCTTTACCTCGATCTGGATTGTGTGATTGCCGATTCGCTTGATCCTGTTGTGGACCGCTCAGAGGATGTGGTTTTGTGGCGCAACCCGAACTTTCAGGGACCCGGAAAGCGAAGGGCGAGATACAACACGAGCATCATGCTTATCAAGGCAGGGGCGAGGCCGCAGCTTTACGAGGACTTTAATCCTCAGCGTCACCCCAAGCAACTGCGCAGAATCTGGGGCGGCACGGACCAAGCCTGGATAAGCCACAAATTGAGCTGGACGGATGAAGCTTACTGGACAGACAAGGACGGCGTCTATGGTGCCGGTAGGTTGAAAGATGTCGTTGCCGGAGTAGGCACTAAGCTTCCGCAGAATGCACGGATCGTGTTCTTTCCCGGCTCAAGAATTCCTCACATGAAAGAAATACAGGCGCAGCATCCATGGATAACGCAGTATCTTCATTAGAGGGCGTTTCTGCTAAGGCTAAGCGGACGGCAGCCCGTTATTTTGGCGAAAATGCATCACGCTATGAGGCCAAGCGAATATTGACGTCGAAATGGGAAGGTGAGGAGCGCAAGGTTAAAGAATATTTAGCTGACCTTCCGCCAGGAACATCCATATTGGATATCCCTTGTGGAACAGGCCGCTTCTTCCCTTTCTATTGTGAAAAAGGGTTCAAAGTCATGGCGATGGATATATCGCCTGACATGGTGGCGGAAGCCAAGAAGCGCGCTACACCCAATATCATTGTAGAGCAGGGCAATATCTTCAATATCGAAACATGCCTTTTCCATGTCGTTTTGTGTATCCGGTTTTTGAATTTGATTGAAGCCGAAGATTTGAGACTGGCACTTGCCGAAATGCAGCGCGTAGCCAGGAAGCGAATCCTTTTTACCTTAAGGGTAAAACGAAAAAATCCAGATAGGCACTATCACAGCCCGCATTCAATTTCGCTCATAGAGCAATGCCTTTTACCCGGTTGGAAGATTGGGCGCAATGGGCGGGTGCACCAGGAGGACTACCGATTAATCGAGGTGATAAGATGAATATTGGAGCTAATTGGAGCAACCAAAATAGAAAGGGGGAATATATGGCCTTTGAAACTGTCGGTCAATTCAAATGCCCGAAATGTGGACATATGGAAAATGCTGACGCATCTCCACATTTGTATTTCGAGACGAATCAATGGGCCTTGCGTTGTCGAAAATGCAAGCATACTTGGAAAGCAGAACCAGGAACCCGGTTGAAACAAGATTTGAAATACGAGTGGATTGCTGAATGAGATGGATCGACCTTGCAGGCCCTCCCGGTGTAGGCAAAAGCACGCTCACGGATTGGCTCTGGCCGCCGCGCGGTATCCCCTGGGATGAAAAGCCTTATCCAGAAGAATGGAGCGATTTCCTCAAGGTGACGGCGCGTCTCCTGAAAAAGATTCAGCATCACCCGAGCATCGGCGCTTGCAGATCGATGATCCAGCGGTCATTTCGAAAGATTGCGACTGTTTCCCGCATGCAGGATGACAGAACCTACATCCAAACAGGGCTTGTTCAGCGCGGCTTGGGTATCGGCTGGCGCTTGGATGATCCAGAATATATTGAAGAGTATTTTGAAACGATGCCGATTTCCTTGGGGGCCGTTATTCTGTTTGCAGATGTTGAGACGGTTCAGAGGCGCAATGTCGAAAGAGGTAAGGACCGCTCTTACATGGTCCCGCTTATGGAGAGACCGAGCGAAATAGCCATAGAAGTATTACAACATAGGACTCCATTGATGGCATTAGATACTAGAAGGCCGTTAAATGATTGCCTTGGAGACTTGCTTGCCTTTGCTGATCGCGCCGCAGAAGCTGCTGACTCTTGAGCGGCTGGACATCGCCGTCAAATGGCGATTTTTCCGGCACCTGCAGGAAGGCGATGACCCGGATTCCGAAAGGGTTTATCGCTGGCATATTAAGGAGCGGACCCGAGGGCGCGAACCCCGAAGCTGGAAGCGCAGCGTTGAAGATTATGTGACATCCTGCAAAGGCCTTCTTGAAAGCATGCTGGCCTCGGGATTCAGTCCTGATCATCCGCTTGAGTATGGGCAAAACGGAAGGCTCAGAGCCGGGGCTCATCGCCTGGCCTGTAGCCTTTTGTTGGGCTTGGATGCCTATTACGTTGTTGTGCCTTTAAATGGCACCGCGACCTGGGGCGAAAATTGGTTTGTGCGGCATAACATAGCATCTGCTGATTTACAGCGCATTAAGTTAGATTGGAAGCATTTAAAATGGAAACTGTAATCATAATGGCAATGATGGCATTTATGTATTTCTTCGGCATTGCCGTTGGCATTTCGTCAGCTAATCGGAAACGATGAATGAAACCGTTGTTATCATTGCCGGGGGTCCATCCCTCACGCGAATGGATGTTGAATATGTTGAGCGAGCAGGCGTTGATATTCTCGGCATTAATGACGCCTATCGAATCAGCGGAAAGCTCAAATATTTATACGCCTGTGATAGGCGCTGGTGGTTCCATCACTATGCGCGGGTCGCAGATTATCCATGCCGGAAGTTCAGTTTAGAAGATCCGGGATATCCCAGAATAGAGGTCATGAAAAATGACGGTCCTGATGGTTTATCTTTTGAGTGGCCCAAGCTGCGGACAGGGAAGAATAGTGGATATCAGGCCATTAACTTGGCCATACTTCTGGGATATAAGCGATTGGTTTTGCTGGGCTATGATATGCAGCATACCGGTGGTCGCGCTCATTGGTTTGGCGATCATCCAAAGCCGCTTCAGAACTCACCAGTCGCGCGGATCAAAGACTGGATTGAACGGTTCGAGAACATGGCCAGGCTGATACCTAAAAACGTCAAAGTCCTGAATGCGACACGCGCAACAGCTCTTGAATGTTTCCCAAAAGTAAGGTTAGAGGATGCGCTCAATAACCACCCTGAATATTCTCCTTCGAGAATATAAAACGATTTTCTTTCTTGTGGGTAAGGCTGCCAATAGCTCGATTAAGGTGGCCATCAAGCAAATGCAGGGGCAAGGGCGCCCTTATCACAGCGGCCATGAATACATAGATGCCTGTAAAGCGCATCAACTTAAAGGGTTTCATAAAATAGCTGTTGTCCGAAATCCCTGGGCGCGTTTTGTCAGCTGCTATTATCAAAAGATAGTCGGCCCCAAGCCCGCATTTCTAACGAAGCTGGATGGGATTCATAAAGGCATGCTTTTTGAGGATTTCGTTCATGCCGTTGGCAGATTACCGAAAAGACTTCAAGGTCGCGAACAGCATATCAGGCCACAAACAGTAAGCATGATGTGCGGAGATGAGTTTGTGCCGAACTGGATCATCAAACTTGAGAACATCGAAAGCGAATGGAAAAGGCTTCAAGAGATTATTCCCATTTCGGATTTAGTGCCGCGCAATACCACGGAGCATCCGCCTTACCGAGAGCTTTATACTGAAAAAACCAAGCGGATCATCGCTAGGCGCTATGCTCAGGATATCGAAATTTTGAATTATCAGTTTTAGAAAGGAGAGCGAAATGAACAGCACATTAAAAAAAGGGGTTTACTTCATTGGTGCGGCGATCATCCTGATCGTGCTGCTGTTCGTGGCATTGCCGAAGGCGTGCCATGCGGCGGATGTGACGCTCACATGGGATACTGTAACTGGCGCTGATGGATATAGGATATACCGATCAGCAGATCAGGGTGCCACGTGGATTGAAGTGTACGATCTGGCCGCTCCCGCTGTAACGGTGACGCTTATTGGTGAATCGGATACGGGATTATTGTTGTATCGTGTGGGGGCATATAATGCGCAAGGGGAGACAATCAGGCTATGGTCAGGCGCATTCCATTGTGGCGACTGGAAGCCAATTGAATCACCGAGCGGCACGGGAATCGAATAATATATCGTTTCGGAGCCTAAATGCTTGTTTGGCATTCCTCGGTTTTGAAGGAGCCTATCATCGGCATTCACAAAAAAGCTATCATCCGAGGACGACGTTAAGAAGTCGCTATAATTCGGATGAATTAAAATATGAACTAAAGCGTTTATTTAGGGAGAAAGCAAAAACAGCTACAAATGATGAAGAATTAAGAATGGTGATAGAGGCATATAAACGGGGCCAACATATCTTAGGAGAAACATGATTCAATTTTATCTAGCGCCATATCAAGCGGGGTATGTTGAAACGAGGCCGCAAGCCAATGCTTCCAAGTGCATAATATATCCTCATGAAGAATGCACAGCGGTCAAGGCCAATCCTTGGAAAAACTGGTGTTTATGCCGTGTTAATACTACTGAGGCTGTCCACGCACAGATTCGGGATGATCCGGAAATAACGCTGATTCCCTTTTTTGATTCGGCAAATGACTATCTCGGATTGCAGAATACTGTTTCAGAGATAGATGCAACAAGGCGGCAGCAGATAGTGACCTACCTGGAAAATCATCATATCCCTACCGAGTGGATTAGGGGGGATATGACGATAGGGCAGGTGTTGAAGCGCCTTATTTTCACGCTGTTTATCGTCCAGCGAATGAGGGACGATTATCCCGAATATGATTTAGAGACAAAGGTGAACGCAATTCCGTCAGCGCAGCGTGGCCGGATTCTAACTTGGATGCAAAACCACGGAGTGGCAACAGAGGACATTAACTCTGCGTGGACTGTGCGCCAAGTGCTTGAGCGCATAGTAAGCCAGTGTCAGGGTGTGCCTTGGCCCAAAAAGTTTGGTGTAGGCGGGGAATTATAAGTGGCAAGCGTATCAGACAATTTTAACAGAGACAATGAAGAATTAGGGGCTTCTGCTAATTGGGCTGAAGATTCCGGCGATTGGGAAGTCGTTTCCAATGCCGCTGAACAAAAGACGGTTGGAGCTTCATACCGAAAAGCCAGATGGACCGGCACCGCTTTGGGCAATGATTATTACTGTCAAGTGGATGTGTCTGGCCTTAGTGTGAGTGTTGCGGGCGGTCCTTGCGTCAGATGCACTGCCGATGCCAATGTCACTTGTTATGTGATGCTTGCGTGGAGCGGCGATAATTATTATCTCATCGAGCTAACGGCAGGCGGGGAAAATATACTGGACAGCGCAAACAGCCCAAGTGCCGGGACATTCAAGTTAACCGTTGATGGGGACGATTTGACCGGCGAAGATGATGATGTTGAAAAGGTTTCCGGTACGGATGCAAGTTTGTCTTCCGGCCAGCCGGGAATGGCGTCATACAACAAAATTACCGAATCGGTTGAGGGTATTTCGCTTGATAACTGGGCGGCTGAGGATTTAGCGGCGGGAGGGGAGACAATATCTTTGAGCGCACTCAACGGTTCTGCTTCGGCACCTAATCTTTCCCTTTCTCTCGGTGCGGTGCAGCTTGCCATGGATGCTTTGAGCGTAATTGCTTCGGCTCCAAATAGTACCCTTTCTCTTGGCGCTATCCAAATAGCATTGGATGCCATCACAGCGAGCAGTTCGGTACCAGGTATTACGCTGTCTCTCGGCGAAGTGCAAATCTTACTTGATGCATTGAGCGCATCAGGTTCGGCAGAAAATATCTCCGTTTCGACGGCGATTCAAGTGTTGCTGGATGCGTTAAGTGCTACTGGGAGCGTCCCATCAGTTTCTTTGTCTCCTGGCCAAGTCCAGATTGTTTTGGATGCGCTGGCCGGAAGCATCTCGGCAGAAAACATAACGGTTCAACTTGCCGGTATGATTTTGTTGAATGCGCTTTCTGCCACGGCCTCGGCTCCCAGTATTACTCTCAGCATGGGTGAAGTCCAAATTGCTCTTGACGCGCTGACGGCGAGCGGATCGGTTGAAAACATTATCCTCTCGTTGGCGAAAATTATCGCCCTCAATGCGCTTTCGGCCACAGCGAGCGCGGAGGCGATTACTCTCAGCACAGGGCAAGTTCAGATTCTTTTAGATGCTCTTTCCGGTGCTTCCACAGCGCCGGGGATTACGCTTTCGCCAGGGCAGGTAAGTATTGCCCTGGATGCTCTGGCAGCGGCGACCTCAGCAGAAAATCTAAGCGTCACCCTAGCGAGCATAATTGCCCTGAATGCTTTATCGGCCTCGGCAAGTATTCCATCTATGACTCTTTCGGTTGGGGAAGCGGCTATTCTATTGGCTGCCCTTGAGGCAATAGCATCGGCGCCGGACATCTCTATTTATACGGTGACCACGGCAGCTCTTGAACGCCTCATTTCGGTTTTGTCTGAAAATAGAATAATCACGGTGAAATCGGAAAGCCGGACTATCACGGTTCCGGCAGAAGATAGAGACATCACGATATGACAGCAAGCGAACGGGACAGTTTGATGAAACATTCGGAATCTGAACTGAGGCGCCGGATTCATTTGGCCGAATGCGTGATCATGGATGGCATTAAAGAAAATGCAGGAGAAACCGCCTTAAAGGAAGTCATCCGACAAAGGGATGTGATCATAGGGGCATTGAAGGATAAGCGCCACGCGAAAAGGCGCAAAAAACAGCCTGAAGGCATTATTATCGGCTTGAAGGCATTAAATCTTTACCCGAGAAGGAGATGAGAAAATGGCTGAAGGTGATGGAGCGCTGTACGATATCTTTAAGTTGCAACTGCTGAATGGGGCATTTAATCTTGCCAATGGCGGGGACACTATCAAGGTTTGTCTCGTTACTGGGCATACACCGGATCTCAACGCCCATGAAGCGTATCAGGATATCAAGGGCGATGAGGAAACGGATGCCAGTAGTCCTCCGGCCTATACGACCGGCGGGGAGACATTGGCGAATCAAGCCACATCTTTTGACAGTCCAGGTGATGAGGCTGTGTTTGACGGCGATGATATCACATGGTCCAGTCTGGACGTGGGCACGCCAAGCCATGCGATCATGTATGACGACAGCGGTGCGAGCCCTCCACAGGATTACCTCATAGCCTATTGGGAGCTTACTACGGCTTCGAATGGCGGGGATTATACGCTCCAATTCAATTCGGAAGGCATCGTCAATATCTCCTAGCAGGATGATCTCATGACCACATTCATCAAAGATCCTTCGTCTGTGCTGGATTTCGGTTTTGACTGGTCTGATTGGCTGGATACTGATGATTCGGTGAGCACAAGCACCTGGAATGTGCCAACTGGAATCACTAGGGATTCAGATACCAATACATCGACCACAACGACCATTTGGCTTTCCGGCGGAACGGTAGGAAGCAAATACAAGATTACAAATCGCATGGTAACAGCCAATGGCCGGACGGTTGAGCGGTCTTTTTATGTCAAAGTGGAGAGTAGATGATGATCGCCACGAGAACGGTAAATCCCTATTGCGAACCCGTGACGCTGGATGAGATTAAAGACCATCTCAGGATCGAGCACAACAACCACGACAGCCAGCTTCTGGGATTCATTAAAGCCAGCCGGGAATGGGTGGAGGATTTCACGCGCCGGGCCCTGGTCCAGCAGACCTGGAAATATTACCTTCAGGATTGGCCCTCTGGAGACGAGTTCGAATTGCCGTTTCCGCCGCTTCAATCCGTTACGGCCATCAAGTACACGGATTCGGATGATACCCAGACAACTTGGGATTCTGATGATTATGAAGTGGATACGGATTCAGAGCCTGGGCGGATCATTCTTGCCTATGGGGAGACATGGCCTAGTACGACGCTCCATCCCAAGAATCCAATCGAAATCGAATACGTGGCAGGCTATGATGACGATGGCGACAGCCCCGCGGATTACACAGTCAATATCCCCGAAAACATTAAAAACGCGATCAAGCTGGATGTAGAGATTCGGTATGATAGGCCGAATGCGGATTACAAGAAGGTTCTGGAAGATACGCGGGATAGCTTGCTTTGGTCATATCGGATTTGGAGATTCTGATGGCTAAATCAGGCCGCATGGATAAACGGATTGTTATTCAGCAATGGTCGGTTGATTCTCCTGCTCAAGATGCCGCTGGTGCTCCCTCCGGCAGCTGGGCGACCTATGCAATCCGCTGGGCCGAGAAGATCGATAAGAGCGGGCGTGAGTTCTTCCAGGGTGGCACGGTCGGGGAAACCCTCTGCATCTTCAAATGTCGATATGTTTCGGGCCTGACTTACAAAATGCGGATCAGCTATGACAGCGAATATTATGACATTGTTGGGATTGTCGAGTTGGGCCGGGAAGATACCCACGAGATCACAGCCAAGGTGCAGGAATGATTTCAACTTACTCTGGCCGGAAAATAAAAGGAGCCACGGCTTTCGATCTCCAAGGTGGCCCTGCGTTAGAAAGACTCCTGAAAGATTTCCCTAAAAAAGTACAGGAAAAGATTCTGGATGCTTCAGTGCGGGCCGGGGCTACGGTGATTAGAAAAGAGGCCAGGAAGAACCTCAGGCAGAATCGTTCTGTTAAAAGCGGTCGCCTGTATCGTTCGCTCAAAATTCAAAAGCTCAAAGGCACTCACGGGGTTTTCAGGATATTCACAGATCGCTCTGGACCTCATTCCCACCTTGTGGAATATGGAACTGGCCCCCGGAGGCTGAAAGAACCCCGTGCTATTGAATTGAGTCCTGGCGTATGGGCCACAGTAACTCATACCGGCTCCATGCCCGCAAAGCCGTTTTTCCGCCCTGCGCTCGATGAGCATCATAGGGATATTATGAGAGCTATTGTCCAGCGCATGGCTAAGCGCATGGCGGCAGAAGCCACAACAATGGCTGGCCGTTACGGAACGTTGAGTAAGTCATACAAGCGGAGAATCGCAGTCTAGGGCGCGAAATCTTCACGACAATCGATTTTTACGAGGAAGCCTATACTTCGGTATGGGCTTTTCTATTTATGACCATTGAGAAGGATATTTACTACATTCTGAAGAGTGATACCGATGTTGCGGCTCTTGTGGGCACGCGAATTTATCCCATGAAGCTGCCGCAGCGCTGGACGCTTCCAGCCATTACTTATCAGAAGATATCCGGGGATCGCGCTCCCAGCTATGCCGGGGCCAGCGGAAGGACTAGGCCGCGTTTTCAGGTCGATTGCTGGGATGATAATTATCTCGATGTCAAGGACTTGGCCGATAAGGTCAGAAAATGCCTGGATGGTCATAAGGGCGATATCAACACGGAAAGCAATGTCGGCGGCATCCATCTCGAGGGTGACCGCGACATTTGGGAGGATAATATTGATGTGTTTCGGGTGACGATGGATTTCGTCATACCGCATTTTGAAACAACCTAAAACTTTGGAGGAAAAAGACCATGGCAAGAATTGACTCACAAGGATTGTATTTGCAGGCAGGGGATGGGACCAGCCCTGAAAGTTTCACCACGATCGGGGAAGTGGCGGATATGCCGGCTATCAATGCGGCGAGATCCATGAGGGATCGAACTGGCTATGATGATACGGTCAGGCAGCTCTATCCGGGGACCCTAGAAGATTTGCCGTCTTTTACGGTGACCATTTTTTGGGATCCGGATGATACCGCGCAGAATGGGCTTTACACGGCTTATGGAGCTAAAACTGCTGATAATTATAAAGTTCTTTGCCCTGATTCTCCAGCTACAGAGTGGACATTTACAGCTCGTGTGGTTGGCTTTTCGACACCTTATGGCCCTGTGGATGACGATCTCCGCTGGGATATCGTCTTTCAGCCCACCACGACCGTCACCAAGGCATAATCTGGAGGTTCTATGGGAGTGCTGACAAGAGAGGATATCCTCAAAGCCGAGGATCTGAAAGTTGAAAAAGTCGAGGTCCCGGAATGGGGCGGCGATGTTTACATCGCGGAAATGACAGGCGATGCCCGCGATGAATTTGAGCAGTACGCTTTTGCCCAGAGGGAGAAAAAACAGGAATACGTCCATGT